ATCGCGCAAAGCATGTAACCGCAATCGAGGCGCCATCATATCGTGAGCCGTTACGTATTGGCGTTGACTTTAACGTGGGTAATATGTCTGCCGTGATCGCCTACCGTAATGGCAAGACGCTACATGTATTTGATGAGATCAGCGGTGCGCATGATACTGATGCTTTAGCTCAAACGATCAAAGCACGCTACCCAGACCATCGCCTTTACGTTTATCCAGATGCAAGTGGCGGCAATCGTAGTACCAACGCAAGCCAGACCGATATTGCAATCCTTGAGTCATATGGCATGAGCAACCAATCACCACGCGCTAACCCGCCCGTGCGTGATCGTGTGGCAGCAATGCAAGCATTGATGGAAAATGGCAAAGGTGAAATCCGTCTGCACATTGACCACAGTTGCCGTAAGTTGATCGAATGCCTGGAGCTTCAAAGCTACAGCGAAAAAGGTGAACCCGATAAGGATGGCGGCTATGACCACATGAACGACGCTATCGGCTATCTGGTATGGCGTGAGTTCAACCCGCTCCATGCCGGGGCTGGACGGGGCACTGGCGTTAGGGTATACTGATGCCGTCTACATCCAAGCCCATGGAAGACTTCCTGACCGCACTTGATGATCTGATCGGTAGCCTTGAAGATGTCACCGCCATTGAGGTTCTTGGTGCCCTGGAACTGGCAAAGCAGCGCCTGGCCTTTGATATGCTGGCTGACGAAGAAGAGGAAGAGGATGCAGAATGACCCTAAAGTAAAGACACTGATTAACCGCTGATGTATAGCACCCCAGCCGCCTACGATCGCAAAGTCACCGAACGGCGCGTCGCGCAGGTTGGGGATCCTAATTCCGCGTGGTATGCGCAGGAGCCGCACTGGATCCTGATTGAGGATTTACTGCAAGGCACTTATGGTATGCGGCGTAAGCATCGCCGCTACCTACCGCAGGAGCCACGCGAGCTTGACGAAAGCTACGACAACCGCCTAGCGCGTAGTGTTGTGCCGCCTTACTACCAGCGCCTAGAGCGTATGCTCGCTGGTATGTTGACGCGCAAGCCCGTCAAGCTGCAAGACGTATCAGATGCAATACGTGAGCAATTATTCGACGTCGATATGCAAGGCAATGACCTTAATGTATGGACATACGAAACCGCTCGCAAGCTGGTGCGTTATGGCCATGTTGGTTGCCTTGTTGATGCACCATCAAATGGTGGCCGCCCATACTGGTGCACCTATACACCACGCCAAATCCTTGGTTACCGCACCGAGCAGCAAGACGGCGCCCAGCGATTGACGCAACTAAGGCTGCAAGAAACCATCCTAGAAGCAGATCCTGATAATAAGTACGGCGAAAAGCAAATCGATCAGGTGCGCGTCTTAACGCCTGGACAATACCAGATCCATCAACGTCAGGACAATGGCGAATACAGGGTAGTTGATGAAGGTGCAACAAGCCTGGCAGAAATCCCATTCAGCGTGGCATATAGCAATCGCGTTGGCTTCATGGAATCAAGGCCACCGCTTGAAGATATTGCAGAGCTAAACCTAAAAAGCTATCAAGTGCAATCAGACCTTGATAACCAATTGCACATTTCAGCCGTGCCGATGCTAGCATTTTTCGGCTTTCCTACAAGTGCTGAAGAAGTATCAGCAGGCCCCGGTGAAGCATTAGCATTTCCGGCTGATGGCAGGGCAGAATACATTGAACCGCAAGGCCGTAGTTTTGATTTTCAATTCAAGCGTCTAGAACAAATACAAGCGCAGATCAATGAACTAGGGCTATCTGCCGTGTTAGGGCAAAAGCTATCGGCTGAAACTGCATCAGCTAAGATGATTGACCGCAGCCAAGGTGATAGCACGATGATGGTAATTGCGCAAAACGTACAAGACATGATCGACAACAGCCTTAAGTTTCATGCGCAATTCATGGGCCAGCAAGAAGCAGCAGGTAGCTGTACGGTAAATCGTGATTTCATCGGCGCTAGGCTTGAACCGGCAGACGTAAATGCACTGCTGCAACTTTACACCGCAGGCACAATCACCAAGGAAACGCTGCTGATGCAATTATCAGATGGTGAAGTGCTAGGCGATGATTTTGATGTACAGGAAGAAGTAGACGCAACTGCTAATGGTGGCCTGCAATGATCGACTGGATCCGCGATTTATTCCGCCGTCGCACTAAGCATGATTTCAGCGGCCAAACGCTTACCTTTGTACGCGGTCGGCTGCCTGTTGATATGTTGGCTATTGTGCGCGTCAACGTCAAAGACAATAAGGTAACAGAATTTGCCATCATGGAAAATGGCGAAGATGGCTTCAATGAATTAGCAGATGTTATCCTTGATGCAATGATCCAAGGTGCTGATGTAAATATCCGTACTGAATGGCCGCTTGAGGCATTTGGCGTTAGAGGGATGTGAGCACACCAGCAAGGCTATATAAAAATGCGATTGACCTTAATCGCTACAGCAATAGCGTTGCGCGGCGTGTCATCAATGCCTATAACGACATCATCATTGATGCTGTAGATCAGTTGCGCGTGATTGATGATCTTGCTGCACCGGCCAAGGCTGCACGTTTGCGCAGCATCCTTGCGCAGTTAAAAGAATCACTAGATGGTTGGGCTGGTGATGCAACAGAGCTAACCGCAACCGAGCTGCAAGGTATTGCACAGTTGCAGTCGGAGTTTGTAACTGATGAATTACGCAAAGCTATGCCGCCTGGTGTATTGCGTAGTAATATCAATACTGTAGAAATCAGCCCGCAGTTTGCGCAATCAGTTGTTACAACAGATCCAACGCAGCTTAATGTTGTCACATTATCGGATGACCTATTTGCCGCAGTCAACGGCGCACCGCAGACGTTTAGCCTTACTGCTGCGCAAGGTGCAACGATCACCCTACCAAATGGGCAAGTAGTAAGCAAAGCATTTCGCGGTATTGCTACATCACAAGCTGAGCAGTTCAGTCAGGTAGTACGCAATGGTCTGCTAACAGGCGAAACGACACCATCAATAGCAAAACGGCTAATCGGCAGCCTGCAATTTGGTGAAGAAGCAAAAACCGTAGGGCAAATTGCAGCAGCAGGCGGCCAGCTAACGCAAGTAGCAGATAATCAGATTATTGCATTAGTACGCACCAGCATCAATCAAGTAGCTAATGCCGCCAGTCAGCAGGTGTACGAGGGCAATCAAGACATCACCAAAAAGTACCGTTACATCGCAACGCTTGACACCAGAACCAGCGCCATATGCCGTGCATTAGATGGCAAGGAGTTTGAATACGGCAAAGGTCCGATGCCGCCGCAGCATTTTAATTGCCGATCTACTACGGTGCCAGTGATCGACTACAAAGCACTTGATATCCCACCACCGCCAGAAGGTAAACGCGCCAGCATGGATGGACCGGTGCCAGGCAATGAAACCTACGGGCAATGGCTAGCAAAGCAACCACGTGCAACGCAGGCCGATGCACTGGGCGCCGGCAAGGTGGCATATTTTAACCGCCTTGCCAATAAGTACGGCCCAACAGATGCCATGGCAAAGCTAGTCCGTGATGATGGCTCCGAGCTGACCCTAGCGCAACTGCGCAGCCGCTATGGACCGGTAAACTGAGGGCATGAAAAAGCCAACCAAATCCCAAGCCAAGGTCGCCAAGGTGATGGGTGAGTACAAGCGCGGCACGCTGCAAAGCGGCAAGCCAGGTCCCGGCAAAGGCCCTAAGGTCAAAAGCCGTAAGCAAGCGATTGCTATTGCATTGTCTGAAGCCGGCAAAACCCGCAAGAAGAAGTGATGCCTAAGAAACCAGGCCTTTACGCCAATATTAACGCCAAGCGCGATCGGATCGAGGCTGGCAGTAAAGAACGCATGGCCCGCAAGGGCGAAGAGGGCCGCCCTAGCGCTGCTGCATTCAAAGCCGCTGCTAAGACTGCCAAGAAACCCAAGAAGTCAAAAGGTGCAAAATAATGGCACAACGTAGAGACACGATTGGCCGGTTTGCTAGCAGCGGCGGCGTTACCTATGGCAATCGCAGCGATAGAAATTCAGATAATCGCGCAGCAAAACGCGAAACAGGCAAGCTTAATAAAGAACAAAAGGCGCTTGAGTCAAAACTAGCAAAAGCAAAGGCAAAAGCACCTAGCGCCAAAGTGGCATCAGCCAAGTCTGGATTGGCTGCCGCACAAGCCAAGGGAGCTGCTGCCGCAGCAAAGCTAAAGGCCAGCCAAGGCCGCATGGCCGAATTAAAAGCTCAATTGGCAGCAAGCCAAGCAAGACTTGGCGGCAAGTCCGCAACTAAGCGCGGCGCTCGCGCATGATCACCTATCGCGGCGAGCAATTTGAGGGCTACAACAAGCCCAAACGCACGCCGAACAATCCAAACAAGTCGCACGCCGTACTTGCCAAGGAAGGCGATACGGTTAAGTTGATCCGCTTCGGCCAGCAAGGTGTATCAGGATCACCAGCGAAGAAAGGTGAATCAGCCGCAGACAAAGCACGCCGCGCATCATTCAAGGCACGGCACGCTGACAATATCGCCAAGGGCAAATTATCTGCGGCTTACTGGGCTGATAAGGTAAAGTGGTAGGGCAACCTATCCCTGCGGGATAATGTCCGAAGAGATTACCAATCAGGAGCCTGCGGCTACTGATGCAATGCAACGCAGCATTGAAGCATTAGAACGCAAAAACAGCGAACTAATCACTGAGCTACGTGCTGCAAAGTCCAAAGCGTCTAAGGTGCCAGATGGGGTCAATGTTGAAGAGTTGCTTGAGTTCAAGCGCACGCATGAACAGCAGCAACTTGAGCAGCAAGGCAACTACACCGAAGCAAGGCAAGCTCTGGAGCAGCAGTTCCGTGAGGCGACGGCGCAAAAGGACCAGCGCATCGAATCCCTTGAAGCCAAAGTCCGAGAACTTGAATTGATCGCGCCTGCTGTTACCGCATTGGCTGAGATCGTCCATGACCCTGACCTAGTGCTGCGATCCAAACTCAGCACCGACAAGATTGAGCGCGAACCAGATGGCACCGTAGTAGTCGTTGACGGCTACCAGCGCACACCAGTGGCCGAATGGGCAAAAACGCTGCCATCATGGATGCAGAAGGCACCCAGGCCGCAGGGCAGCGGCGCACCATCAGCCGGCGGCGCACCAGGCCAGGCGCCATTGGGTAAAAACCCGTTTGCGCCTGAAACGTTCAACCTAACCGAGCAATCTAGGCTATTCAAGACCGATCGCGATCTATACGATCGTATGAAAGCAGCCGCGCAACGCTAGTATGGATGCAACTGCTGTAATGGCTGCGCCATTTAGCTAGGGGCTGCGCCCAAACTGTCAATCACCCCATTGCCCCCGACACCATGGCGACTCTTCGCTCTGATGTCATCATCCCCGAGATTTTCACGCCTTACGTCATTGAGCAGACCACCCAGCGCGATGCCTTCTTGGCTAGCGGTGTGGTCCAGCCAATGGCTGAGCTGAACGCTACGGAAGGTGGTGACCTAATCAACATCCCCTACTGGAAAGCCAACCTATCTGGCGATTTTGAAGTGCTGTCTGATAGCACCTCACTGATCCCCGGCAAGATCACCGCTGACAAGCAAGTTGGGGTCATCTTGCACCGTGGCCGCGCCTTCGAGTCACGCGATCTGGCGGCCCTCGCTGCTGGCGCTGACCCTATGGCCGCCATCGGCGCCAAGATTGCCGACTACATCGCCAACCAACGCCAGAAGGATCTGCTGTCCTGCCTGTCGGGTGTGTTTGGCACACTTGGCAGCAACAACTCCGCTTCTTTCGTTGACTTGACGATTGACGGACTGAGCGCCGACACTCCCGTCGTGCTGTCTCCTCGTCATATCGCTGAAGCTCGCTCACTGCTGGGC